ATGTCCCTGTCCCGGTGGGATTCCGGCACCGTGATTTTCCCGTCCTTTACCAGTGCCTGGAAGTAGGGGGTGGCCCCCGCCCAATCGGGCACATCCCCGGCAAAGCCGGACTTGATAAAGAGGTTCCGGGAGTTGTCGGGAGCGGGGATGATCACGTTGCGCTTGGAATAGATAAACATGGAAAGGCCCCCTTAGATGCCGTCCACGTAAGCGATGGCGGTGGGATAGAAGACCTCCACCTCGGAGACGTTGGCGGCGTAGGCAGTGTCATAGCAGAAGTTGGCGGCGTTGGGCTGGCTCATGGCCCGGGACAGGGGCACAAGCTCCTCCATCTTGATGAAGCGCTCATCGTTGACGTAGACCACCATGCGGTCTTTTTCACCAGTGCCAGCGCCCTTGCACCACCGGCAGCCGCCGATAAACAGGTCGCGGCCGGTCTGCTTCTTGTAGAGGTTGTTCTCCATCAGGTAAGCCAAGATGGACTTGCCCGCCAGCTCGGTGACCATCGTATTTTGCAGGTAGGTGTACTGCTCATAGGGCAGCAGGATATGGTTGGGGATGGCGCTTTCATCGTACTCGTTGGCGGCCCACACAGCGGTCAAGGCAGCATTGATATCCGCCAGGATCTGCGCGGGGGTCTTGTCCGCCCACTTGGTGGACGCCGAAGAAGCAGCCCCGTTGGACGCGGCGGTGGTCTCGGTGGCGTTGGGGTTGTTCACCAGGCCGGTGGTGCCGTAGGTCTCAAAGCCCACATAGGTGTTTTCGTCCATGTGCTTGTCGTAGGACATACGGACGCCGTCCTGAAGCAGGTTGTCCAGGGAACGCCCGATGAAGTTGGCCCGCTGCATATCCATCCACATAACGCGCAGGGCGGCGGTGAAAGCGTGGGCCTTATACAGGCCCTTGTCCACGGAAGCCTGCACAATGGGGATGCCGTTAGCGCCGCCAGCGGTGACAGCGGAATCGCCAGCGCCCCCGGTCATGCCGTAGGAAACGGACATGGCGGAAATGTATTCCACCCATCCGCCGCCGCTCTGGATGACGATGTCACGGGGATAGGTGACAGAGGTAAGAGGCTTGCGGACCAGGGGGTCCCGCTTTTCCAGCTCGGACACAAGAAAAGCACCGCCGGAAGCGATGCCGGCGGCGTCCATAGTCATGACAGGGGCCGCGCCCCCGGAAGAAGCAAAGACACCCGCGTCATGGGTGCCGACATTCTGATGTTTCATGGGTTATCCTCCTTTACGCGTTGAGTTTCGTCAAGATGACCAGTTCGGCAATGCCGTTGGCGTCGGCGGGGCCGCCCCACTGGCAGTTGGTAAGCTGCACGGTGTTGGAACTGGTTTCGTCCGCCTCGGCCTCAAAGCCGCCCACAGGGGCGGTAGGGGCTGCCTCGTTGGCTTTCACACGGATGTACACAGGGCCGCCCACAGCGGGAGTGCCCTTGCTGCATTTGACGTTGATGGAGCCCCGCTGGAACACGGACACAGGCTCAGAGGGAGCGTACTGGCCCGCCCCCTGGTCGAGGTAGGAAAGGGCGGACTTGATCTCAAAGCCAGCAACGCCCACAAACTTGGCGGCGGTAAAATCCGCACCTGCGGCTACCACGCCGGGCTTAGTGGTGTCGTACACCAGGGGGGCGCCAAAGGGAATGCTGGCGGTGCCGCCAGCGGGGCGGGTCTCAACGATCATATCGGGCTGCCGGGCATAACAGCCAGCAAACCCGTGGGGCATAGTCTTGCCGATTACCTGGGGATTCAGTGCCATAGTTTAAGCCTCCTTTTTATGGGGATTCCGGGCGGCGTAAGCCTCCTCGGCATCCTTGCACATCTGCTCGTAGTTGGTTTTGGTTTTCTGGGCATTGGCCTGGGCGCTGTCCTGGGCAGCGGCGGCGATCTTGCCCATCACGGAAGGGTCCCGGAACGAGGAGATCAGGGAATCCACCACCCGGGCCCGCTCTTTCGGGTCGGAAATGGCAGCCACAGCGGGGCGCACCTTTTTCAGCAGCTCCACGGCGCTGTCGGACGCCCGGACGTCCTCCATCTTCTCAGCGGGGATGGTCACAGCGGCTTCCGGGTCTTTTTTCCCGGCCAGCTTTTCGATCATCTCGTCCAGGTCGCTCTCATCGTGGAGAGGATGCTCCCCCCTGCCGCCCCGGGCTTTGGCTTCCAGCATCTCCAAAATGCGGTCAAGCTTAGATCCCAGGTCGTCGCCCTTGGGGGCTTCCTCTACCATCGCATCCTCCGCGGGTTCCGTCTCCGGCGCGTCCCCGGCAGGTTCCGCTTCCAGCCGGGCCGCCGGGCTTTCGTCCCCGGCCGGGCTTGGGTGCGGTTTGCCCACCGCAGGCGCGGGTTCAGCGTCCAGCGCGTCCGCTGTAGTCCGGGCCATCTCTTCCAGTTCCTCGGGAGTGGCGTCCTTTGCCGCCTGCCCAAACAGAGACAGGAGGCGCTTTCTAAAATCTTTCATGATGTTTCCTTTCTCCGCCTGCGCGGCGGCGTCTTGTATTGCTACCTCGCGGCCTGCCCTGCCTCTTGGCACGACCGCCACGTGATTGCCTCGGATTTTCGTTTGACGGTATCCCGCCCCGTCCGGGACATACTCGCAGAGATACCCGCAGGACACCTCTCTTTTTGCCCCGTTTTTGACTTCTGACGCTAAAACCGCGTCATTGATATATAAGTCCCCCACAATGTGCTTCCCTACCCGGCGGACGTTCTGCACGTGCCCTTTGGTGTAGGCGGCGAAATTCTCGGGGCCCACGTTTTCGGGCGGGTGCTCGTCCGTTACGGGCTTTCCCTCAAAGCTGGCCAGGGTGGCCGCCTCAAACACGTCCTCGGGCCGCCTGTCCACGCTCACCACCCGCTCGGGGTCGCCGTCCAACGCCAGTTCCCGGGCCAGGTACTCCTGGGGGCCTGTGCGGGCGATGGGCACGTCGTGGCAAATGAGATACCCTTCCGGGCTCTCCGTCATGTGGGGGGAAATGCGGTCTCCATAATACGCAAGCATCATTCCACCCCCGGCACCAGTTCTTCCTGGCCAGCGCTTTGGCCTGCCGTGGCTTCCAGCAGCAAATCCGCGATGACGGCCTGGTGGTCTGTTTCGTCCGCCTGGATCTCCAGCAGCTTGGGGATGGCGCTTTTGGGAGCTACGCCCATGCAGGCCAGGTAGACCCGCACGGTTTCCGTTTCCCCGGCCAGGGACTGCTTCAAAAGCCGGATGTATTCCTCGTTGTAGTCCATGCAAATCACCTCAAGGCATAAAAAAAGCCCGGCCAGCGGTTTCCCGCTAGCCGGTTGTCGTGTTTTGGGTTCTGTAAAGCTTTTCCCAATTTTTGTATTTGTCATCCCCCGCAAGCTTGTGTTTCTGGAAGGTCTGGAAGGTCTTGGGCACCTTGTCCCCCAGGGCCATGCGGTAGCGTTCCCACTGCCGGTAATCCGCCAGCCATTTGGCCCGGCCTTCCTCCTTCCTGCGGTAAGCTTTGATCTGTTTCTCCGTGCGGGGGTCTTTGGCAAAGGGGTTCTTTTTCGGGTTGGAGAAATCCTTGATCTTCTGGATCTCCTCCTCGCTCCTCCCGGCGGGCGTCCAGGGCAGCAGCACGTGGAGGCAGTTTGGGTGGATGTTCAGCCAGCTATTCGCCAGCGAATCCGGCCCGTTGACATCCACTTTCCCAAAGGCTTCTGCCAGGGGCGGGAAGTCCGGGTCATTCCCCGAGCGGGAGTACACCCGGCCCTCATAGGGGGCGCAGAGGGCGCAGGTGGTGCCGTGGGAGCTGATCTTGTACAAATCCTGCTCCGGGTCTGCGGTGAGCACCGCCAAAACCTCCGCCTGCCGCCGGGTAGTGCGGGAAACCATAGAGCAGTAAGTGTGCAGGCTCCAATTCCGCCCGGCCTTGTCCACAAAGGCTGTAACCCCCTCGCGCACAAGCTGTTGCACAAACTGGGGCACGGCTTTGTTTGCCCCTTTGCCCGCCGCTGCCTGGGCGGCCACCTGTTCCAGCCCCACCCGGCGGTAGACGTCGGGCTCTACGCGCCCGATCAAGGCGCTTTGCAGCGTTGCCATCACCGTCATGCTGGCGTCGGTGATCTCCCCCATCAGGTTCATCACCAGGCGCTGCACAACGTCCATCTGCTCGCCGGTGAGCGCCAGGGCGTTTTGGTACCCGGCCCTGTGTTTCGCCACCGGCTCTTCCACCTTCCGGGCCTCTGGCACACGCACGTAAAACTCTTTCTCGATCATCCGGGGCACGTACTCCCAGGCGTGGTTTTCCATCTTCCGCAGGATGGCCTGCACCCGTTCCAGCGCCGCCACGGCGTGATAGTCCACCAGCCCCAAAGAGCGCAGCCGCCCGATCTCGTTGATGATGTCCGTTTCCGCCTTGAGGAAAACCTGGATCAGCTTTTCCAGTTCTTTTTCACTGGGGGCGCGTTTTAAACCGGGCATTTAGTCCTCCAATTCGGCATCGTCAACAACCTCGAGTTCCTCCGCTGGAGGCAGAAACTGTCCAAGTTCCAAAATAGAAGCGTTCGTGTTTTGCTTTATAAAAGCTAGGATGTCATCCTCAATGCCATAGAACTTCGCCCCAACTCCAAGCACCACTAAAATGTTTTCTTCTTCTTTTGTTTTTGCTTTTGGCCAGAATCGTTCGAGCAGCAGTTTTTGAACATCGCTCATCATAAGATCACCCCACCCCGCTTGCTTAGCAGATCAATGTATTCTCGGTTTCCTTCAAGCGGAATTTTTCGAATAAAGGAATAGCTTCCGGGGCCATTGACACGGAACTGATAAAAATGATTCCGATTCATATAGTTGTAAATTTCAGGCCCTGCTTCCAGATCAGGAAAATCCGTGAAGATTTGATGGGAGAGCCGCGCCGCTTCCTTTCTCCCGATCTTTTGTTCTATTCTACTCTTCTTCCCTTTTCCTGTCCAGCTTTTCTTCGGCCCATTGGTATATTGTCCGGTTTTTAGGTCCCGATAGGGATTGTAGTCCCAAGCCGCCGCGTCCTGGGCGGTTCCCTCAAAAGGGGCGGGCTCTCCCCCCAACCCCAGCCCCATCAGCGGGTCCCGCAGGGCGGTGGCGTCCTGGTAGGTTTTCCCGGCGTTGGCCGCTATCTCCTCGTCGGTGATAGAGCCAAACATCCCGGTTTCCTCCTCCAGCTTTTTCAGTTCCTTCTGGGTGGTGTCCACGTTCATCAGCCCCGCCTGGTAAGCGGAAACAATGGCTTCTGCCTTCTGCTTGGCGATGGCGGCCAGTTCCGTGGCCGTGGGCGTCCACAGCGGCGGGAAGGTGATCCGCAAATCATCGGGCACAGCGCCCCAGGCGCTCATGCACAGCACCGGCAGCAGCTTTTCCAGCACGGGCCGCAGCTTCGCTTCCCGCTGGGCGTCCACATAGTCATAGTAGTTTTGCAGGTCGCTTTCCCCGGTGGCGTCCATCCCCGCTGGGCTCCTGCCAAACAGCTTGGTCATGGGGATGTGGGACGCGCCGCACAGGTTCAGGCACATGGTCTCGTACACGTCTTTCAGCCCAGCAAAGCTGTACTGGCTGTTGGTGAGCTTGGTGCCTTCCTCTACCAGCTGCACCCCGAAATTAGACTTCATAACGCTTTGGGCCTGCATGGTGTTCCAAAAGCGCCGCTGCGTCTCCGGGGAGGCCATGGAAAACAGCTGCGGGAGGTTCTTCACCTCCATGGTGTCCACGTTGGCCTGAAAGGTCAAGTTTGTAATGTTGGCGCTCACGTTGTCATGGGCAACCACGTCCTTATAGAGGGCTTCCACCTCGGATTCCCCCCAGTAGATCTCCGCCACCCTCTCCAAATAGGGCAAATCCCGGCCAGTGAACCGCACCAAGCGGGAATAATGCACTTTCGCCACCGTGTGCCCTCTGGCGTCGGTAATGGAGTAGTACATGGGGTTTGGCTCCCCGCCCTCGAACACCAGTTCCATGCCGGGGACAACCCCCTGCCACCTGTCCAGAATGTACAGCCCCTGGAACGAGCCGGGGTAAACCGTGGAGAGGTCCAGGGGCTTGTCCAGCATCCCCTCCTGGCCGTCGATCATAATCAGCCCGGCAGCGCCGCCGTACAAGCGGCCCCAGCGCAGGCCCTCAAGAATTCTAGCCCGGGTTTTTGTCTGCCGCTCTACTTTTTCAAGGGCTTCCATGCTCTCGGGGGAAACCCCCTGCAAGGCGTACCACTCCCGCACCATATCTTCCGGAACCAGGGAGACAACGTTCTGCACCACCCAGTTGTCCCGGTAGAGGGAGTTGAGCAGGGCGTAGTTGCCGGTCATCCTGGTGAGGGGGTATTCTGTGGCTTCTACCGGCGCTTGGCTTCCCCATCCCAGCCGGAACAGGGGGTTGGAGAAAGCGTCCGTTGTCAGCTGTGGTCCTTTTTTTCGTCTGGACATTTCACTCAAATCTCCAATCCGGTAAAGAATTCACGTAATATCGCAAAGCGTCCGGACCGTGGTCCCGTTCCTTCACGGGTCGTTCCTCGCCTCGCAAACTGGCTTTTTCGTCCCAAATGTACGTGCCGATCTCATCCAGCAGCCCCGCGCACCGCTGGTGGATCAGCAGCCGCCGGGCCTGAAACAGGGTGGACGTTTTGCGGATCCCGTCCAGCACGTCGTTTTCCGCAGGGATGACATACACCCCCCGGCTTTGCAGCTCCACAATGAAGCTGGCCGCCGAAGGGTCCACGATCACCGCGCAGGGATCTTTCCCCATGAATTGGAGCAGATCCTCCGCGTACTCTTTGTCGGTTTTCTGCCGGTGTTCCTCCCGGCTGTCCCAGCGGTATTCCCTGTCCACCCGCACCGTGCCGTCGTGGTCGTACACGTCCAGGAACACGGTGGGGTTTGTGGTGCCGTAGTCGCAGCAGACCGTCCGCTGGGAAAGCCACGCCATGTCCACAGGGGTTTCCCTGTACACGTTCTGGGTTTGGTCGAACATATCGTAAATAATGCCCTCGCTCATCACCCACAGCCCCAGAATGTACCGCTGGAAGAATATCCCCGAATACATGGAATAATAGCGCCTGCGGGTCTCTTCGCTCAGGGCCGGGTTGTCGTCCATGGTGAAGTGCAGGTGCAGGGCGTTGTGGGCCTGTGGCTTCAAGATCCACTCTTTGCGGAACCAGTGCTCCGGCCCCTCCGGGTTGCAGTTGAACCACAGTTTGGAGCCTGTCACGGAACACCGGGCAAGGGACTGCTCCACAAAGGAGCGGGGCATCAACGCCACCTCATCCAGCAGCACCCCGGCAAGCGTGATACCCTGGATGAGCATATAGGAGCTTTCGTCCTTGCCGCCGAACAGGTAAAAGCGGTTTTCCTTTGGCCCCCGGCGGGCAACGATCACGTGCCCCGCCCGGTTGTAGCGCAAATCAAAGTTCTGCCGGAGATAGGCGATGGACAAAAGCGGGGTGACGATATTCCTTTCCACCGCGCCCACGCTCTTGCCGCAAAAAGCAAAGTTGCAGCCGTTGAAAGCCCCCATGGCCCACAGGAAAAAGGAAAGGCTCATGATGGAGGTTTTACCCGAACGGACAGCGCCGTCACAGATCAGGGCGTCATAGCCGGAATAGGGGAACTTCATGATCTCCCGCTGTTTCTCACTGAGGGCCATGCAATTCCTCCTTCAAGGCTTTGGTGATGGGGTCGTCCTCCACGGCCATGGGGTCCGCGCCCTTTGTCTTGGCGGCTTCCGCTTTGAGTTTCTCCACCGCCGCCCGGGTGCCCGTGAATTTGTCAATCACAATGCCCAGCATGGTGGCCAGCTGCATGGGCCCGGTGCGGGAGAGTTTCTCTTTATCGTTCAGCACGTCCAGGGCCTTGTCGATGATCTCGTTCACCGTGTCCCGCTTCTCGTCCATGTGGGCCAGGATGTCCGCGGTGTTGGATTCTTTTTTCTGTGTAACCTTTTGGGAAACTTCCGGGTTTTTCGCCAGGGTCCTTTTAACGGTGGTGACAGAGGTGCCATACCTTTCGGCAAGCTGCCGGTAACTCATCCCTTCCGCCCGGTCGGAAATCATTTCTTTCCGCTGCTTGTCAGTCAGGCGGCCCATGGCCCCCACCTCGGTTCTTTTTCATGGCGTCCCCTCCAAATTCCTCACAGTATTTTTCGCGCAACCGTTTGATGGCCTCTTTCTGGCCCTGGGTCTTGTGCCTTACCTGTTCCAGCTTCCCTATTTCGCTTTCCAGCATGGCCTTGGCGGTCATGCCGTACTGGCATTTGCCAATATTGCAGAAATGGACGCCCGTCTTGCGGTAGGCGTCCCATTCACAGGTTGTAGGGTATGGGCAAAACATAGGCGTCACTTCCTGAAAAATGCGGAAAAGATTTTTGAAAAGCATTGACATTTAGTATCAAATATAGTATCATATATTCAGCAAAGGAGAGGAAACAAATGGAAATCAAGCTTCAGAAACAGCCCCAAAAATACCTGGCCTCGGTAGACGCCCCCACACGGAAAAAGCTGTGGGCTGCTTTAGAGAAACTCAAAGAGCTTGATGGGGACATTGTCCGGCTGGCCGGCACCCAAAATCTTTACCGGTATAAGATTTCCCACTACCGCATCATATTTTCCTATGAGGGCGGAGAGCTTATCATCGTAGAGACCATAGACACCCGAACCAACATCAAGTACAGGAGGATTACAAAATGAACGCTAACGAGTTTGAGAAAAAACTGAAATCCCTTCCTGAGCAAGATCCTGATGAGATGGATCTTGCCATGCTCGCGCAGGCCAAAGCCGAAAACGACGGTTCCACCGTCTCACTGGAAAGCTATAAGAAAGAGCTGGATGAATACAGCGGGAAACTTGTGCTGCGAATCCCCCGCAGCCTGCATAAGCAGCTGAAAGAGGCTGCCCAAATGGAAGGCGTCAGCTTGAATCAATACATGCTGTATAAGCTGGCAAAATAACGTCTGCCGCCCCCCGTGGGCGGTTTTCTTTTGCCCGGAAAACAAAAAACCACCCCCAGCCGTGAGGCCAGGGGCGGAAAAGGATAGAAGCGGTGTACTTGGCGCCCGTGGGTGGAATCAAACCGCCCGCTGCCGGTCATCAAGCCAGCAGCATACCAAACCGGGCATGGAAGAGGCCCGCACTCGGCAACGCAGGCCTCGGGGAAGGGTTGAAATTCGGGAAGTTTTCTGGATTCCCTATTTTTAAGTATAATGGGACATTCGGGACATTGGGGACAAACGGGACAAATTTAAAAATATTTTTTCATTCCCCTTTGATAAATCTTTTTTAAACCGTCCACTGTGTATTTTCCTCCCAGTTGTCCGTTTACGTCATTCCAACTGAGGCCCCCAATGATTCGCAGTTTTGCCACCGCCCTAAACAAATCGTCTGGTATTTCTTCAATCGCAAGTTCTATCATAACAAGCTGGTTGTTAAGCTGCTTTAAGTGTTCGGATTGATTGTGGTCAAATCCCTTAATCGCAATCGTGTGTTTCACGTAAGGCAGCTCCAGCGATGAAGCTTGTACTGTATCCCTCACATATTGTGACTTTGTGGCCGCTGCATCTGCCAAAATGTCCTGGTAGCGCTCCAAAAATTCACGGGTCATGGGCATCAGCCTCCTCAATCCTTCTCTGGTAAAACTTCGCCTTTGCTTTCAATTCACCGATCACGTCGGTAAGACCTTCGATCCTGTCGTTTTCGTTGATCCCGCCGCTTTTCAAAACTTTAATCCTTGCCTGGATCACCGTTATATCCTGTTGAATCTGCAATAGCTGTTTTTCGTCGTTCGTCATCCTCACACCTCCGGAATAACCCAGTATTGGCAGCACTCGCCCCGCATGGCTTCCGGCAGGTGGTAGGATTCGCACTTGTCCAGCATCTTGGGGCCGAACACGCAGAATTGGCATTGGTCAATCATGGTAGGCCTCCTTTGTTCGATACGATTCCAACACCTTGAGGTTCACCGCCCATGCCGCCCGCAGGCTCTTGATTTCCTCGGGAGTGAGGCCGGTGTCCTCGTAGGCTGCGAGGCGGTCTATGGCGAGCTGTCGTCTTGCGGATTTCGCAATATTGTCCACTTTCCCATCTGAAAAAAAACATTCCTCATAGTCGATATTAGCTGTTCCCGCTACAGTTCTCTTTGTCAGCCGTTCCACGCTCATTCCGCCTCCCAGCCACGCCATTTCCAGCTTTCACAAGTTTCTGCTTCCGGATTTCCGTTGTATTTATCACACGTTTTCCAGCCTTTTCTATGCTTGCAGTAATAGCAGACTTTGGGTATTTCCTCCACCGCCGCGTCCCTCTCCCTCTTGAACCTGTCGTTCTCGGCTTGGAGCTGCTTCAGGGTGATGGTAACTTTTGTAATCAGCCTTTCTCCAGTCGGGATGCTGCACCATACTCCATCATGCCTTTTCAGCTGTTCTATCAGCTTTTCAATCTCCATCAGGGTTCCTCCTCTCCCTCCGGCGGGCGGCCCGTTGCGGGACAATATGTACACGGCTTCCCATCCAGGCTTGACGGAGGGTTGTACACACACAGGTCGCACGGGTATGTGGGCTTGTTCGGCGGGGTGAGGGTGGGTATAGAATCAATATCGTCTTTAAATTCCGCATAGGCTGCGGCCCACGATACAGGAGCAGTTCCGCTATTCCATATGTCCTGGATTCTCCTGTTGCACAGCTCTTGCAGTGTGTCCGAATCAATCGCCCTTGCCATCTTCCAGCGCCTCGCTGGTGACCCAGCGCTTGAACCTGCGGGCCGTGGGCAGCTTGCTGGACAGCACCAGGGAATACAGGCCGCTCTCGTTGATGATGGTCAAACCTCTATTCGGAACATCCGCGCTCACAAAATTCATAGGCAGAGCAGACTTTGGGATGTGATTTTCAATGGTCGTGATTTCCGACCTTTGAAGAATCCGTTTGTCCTCATCATCAACGTGGGAAATAAGTGTATCTTTCGTGTTGGAATACCTCAGCGCCTGGGCTACGTCCTTCCCCACCAGCCAGGGTTCCCCGTCCACCTCTACGGTGCGGATCTTCCCAAACTCGGGGTTTTCAAAAATCTGTAATGCGTTCATGGGCTTCTCTCTTTTCTTTCATCCCGCTTGTTCGCCGCCTCTGCACATGCTATAATTTGGGAAGAAAGATTACCTATTAAAAGTCAAGGGGGGAAGTGAAAAAAGGAGATGGCAAAAAAGAGGATAGGAAATAAAGCCGCGGAGAAAGAGAAACTCTGCAGCGTGGAGAAGGTTATAGAAAAGGGAAAGAAATCAACCCTGGGAAAAATCGAAAGAGTCCAGGAGGTCGAAAAGACCATCCAGGAAAGCACTTCGGTCAGGGCAGCAGCGGGAGAGGAAAATCAGGATGGTGGCAAGGCTGCAGCAGGAGTGGCCGGCTTCCAGCTTGGCATAGGCTCTGGTGCTCATGAGGAGCCGTGCAGCCATCTGCTCTTGTGTGAGGTGCAAAGCGCCCCTGGTTTGCAGAAAGGAAACGCGCAGATAATCCTTGATAAGTTTGCGAAACGAATTTTTCATGGTAAATCCCTTCTATTTCCAGAATTTACCAAAATTCTACAAAATAGAAGGAACCATGGGCCATGAACTGAGGTTCAGGAAGTGGGAAGATAAGGTTTCTGTGACCTCTCCATAGCGAAAATCAAACGCAATCCCGTTTGCAGCGGCCTTTGGAGGCGGTTTCGAGCAGCGTTTTTAGCCTGGTCAAATGAGCTGCGGCGATCTGCTTGGCACCGGGGAACTCCTCCAGCAAAATGTAGACAGAGGCAATGTGCAGGGAAGGAACCAGTTTTTCCAGCAAGCCAGGAAACAGAAGTTTTCACCTTGTCAAAACAGTATCTGATGAGTGACTTTAGCTCCTCATTGTGGTATGCTGTACTTGTGTAGGGTTTGAGGCCCACATCGGATAACAGCATAGTAGCAATCGTTCGTGCATCTACCCGGTCAGTTTTGGTCTTTCTCAGGCTTAAGGCTTTTTTGGTAGAGGTTTGTGCGCAAGGGGTTCAGGACACAGGTGGTCAGACCGTTGTCGAGAAGAAACCCGGGAAGGTTGTAGCTGTAATGTCCTGTCGCCTCAAGCCCTACTTTTATTTCGTCCTGTGGTGTGGTACACTCCCGGATTCTTTGCAGCAGACAGTGGAACCCGTCCAATGTATTGGGAATTGTGAACGCATCCGCCAGGACTTCGCCCTCGGAGCTGACGATAAAACAGTCGTGCTTGCCTTTTGAAACATCGATGCCAACAGAAATCACTATAACAAATCCCTTCAGCGGTTAAATTCGTGATGCTGCATCCACAGTGCGCCTTACTTTTGTAGCCTTGTTCCACATAAACCGTCTGGCGGTATTTAACTGATCAACAAAATGGTAAGGGGCTGTGGTTGGGACCTTTCAGAAACCATCTTGTGGTAGGAGGCCGCCACCGATCCACAGCATCCCTTACAGTGTAGCACAGCCCTTGGAGAGGGGCTCTAATAACTACTACTTTATAATACAAGGAAAAACCTCGTCCACATGTTCACAACTCACACCCTGACACCAAGGCCCTTTTACCAACCCACACCCTTTCTCCTGCTATAATATCGACAGTGGGTATCCGCTGTATAAAAGGCGGATATCTATGCGGGAAAGGTTGGCTTCCTATTATCCTTGACAGAGCCTTTTCTC